TGGCATTGCTCTCGCATATTTTACTTGTTAACGAGTTCACAAGTGAGGAAGTTTTAATGGACTCCTCAGGGGCCATACTATGTAAAGTCACAGTTCACTATGCTATCCGTCCTGCCCTTGCACATTTCTGTGAGGAAACCAGGATCTAGCCATCTTTTCTATGTGGAGTTGAATACCACGGCAAGAAGAATTCTGCATTATGTAATCTATTCTTTTGATCATAATCAGCTGTTAAGAAAGCTTTAGGCAAAACAGAGTTGTATCTAAGGTTACTAATATAAGGAACTATAAATTGAGTGTTAGGTGTATCTGCTCCTGAAGATTCTCCCACACCCTGCAAAATCTGATAATAATCTGTAGATGGGGCAAGTGTCATTAAATCTCCTCTATAAAACTCAAACATACTAGCAAGAAGGTTCAAATTAGATATTGCAACAGCGCCTATTTCATAATTAAAACGTGATGTCAGCAGTGTGGATGGAAATACAATCCCATTAGCATATGAGAAAGGCACAATACCCACACGGTCTGTAAATTTTTGGGCAAAATCTGATAAACTACATGTTCCTTCGTTGACATAATTTTCCGGGGTTGGTGAATCCTTGTCAGCAATAGAAGGGGGTCCTTGTGGTTCCCATTCCATTTCTTCTACAATGTCACATAGTTTCACATTATACGAATCTGTAACTACTGGTTGATCATCAAAGAAAGGTGGTGCTGTTTTGATATTTGATGTTGTTTTTGGGCAAGCTAATTTCAAATCTGAGGACATATTTCCTGTAACAACTAACGATATATTTTGAGCTACATTATCTGGACATTGTAGTGGGGTAATTTGTCGGTAAGCTAAAATTCCTTGTGATGCTGGTAAATAAGTAAGGGTCATAAATTTATTATCTACATATGGTATGGAGAATTCAATTTCTGACTTTTCTGAAAAATCCCAAATTATATTCCAAAAATCATCCCAAGAAGTGGGAAGTGCAGTGGCAGAAGGCCACAATGGAAAGAAAGCAATTTGCAATCTACCTGAATGAAATTGTGTTTTAAGCAACTTCATTTTGATATCTATAGATCCTGCGTACATATAGAAGAAATTAGAAACTGATCCTAATCTGGAAAATTCATTATCTCCAATACATGGTGAAACTAAAAGTTTAGAAACTCCCATAACAGCATTCTTAGTTAAAACTGTTTGTCTAATAAAGTCTGGGGTTTGGAAAAGTTCTTCAAATGAATTTGTAGTTCCTGATTTATATGATTTACTCACACAATTCATAGCATAAGGTACTGTCTGTCTTGAAATTTGGTAATTATTATCAATCTTGTCTTGAGATAAAACAACATCTACACCTGATGGATTTCGTTTTTCAGGTCCTTGAGGGGACCATACTTTATAACCTGTTCCTGATATATTTGTTGGGTAAATAAGTTCCACATCTTCAATCCACATATATACATTTACTAACGTGCTATTACTAGAAAAAATACAATCAAAAGGGTCAGAAATTTGGAAAAATCCTAAATAATTTGCTGTTTGAATCTTTGCAACTTCAATAAAGCGCAAAGGAGAATAAAAAGGAACTCGCAACTCTGCAGCTGTTTGTTCCCCCAAATCTATTGAGGCGTGGGGTAATTTCATGTAATTTTCTTTAACCAATCTACTTGTAATTTTTGTACCCACACCAGGTGGATAATGAGATATTGTAACTAATCCTGAATCAAATGGGGTGGTGTTAACTGCAATCCTAGTACACATAGTAAATTTTATTCCTGCATAATTAAACAATTTGGTTGAAATAGCATTCAATAAAAAGAAAATGTTGAAATCTAAAGTATTCTGATACATGGTTGGTGTCAAACTAGCTGCTGTCATACTAGCCACTTTTCGTGGTTTTCCTAACAATCTTTTCAAACTTGATAAATCATCAATAGGTGCTGGGGTAGGTGCGATTTCTGCAACTACCTTTTCTGGTTCTACTGCATCCTTAAATTCAGTAACTGATTCATGTTCTGTAGTAATTGTTGTTTCTCCTAATAGTTTATCTTGAGTTACGGTTTGGGTATTGGTTTCTGTTTGAATTGTTGTAGCAATACTATCATTTTTAGAACGGTGGCATACAGGGTATTAATCTGCATGCCTGTTCGATCCGGTATATAAGCCTATTATTTTTAAATCGCCACACTACATACTATAAAATATAAAATATTTTGCGATTCACTATCTGTCCTGTCTCACGAAAGTGTGAGCCCAAGGGTCTAGTGGCACTGATTCGGGATTTGCTGCTCCACAATGTAACGGATCATTAATGTGAAGCCCTATTCAGTTTCATACATTTAAGGTAAACAAAACTTAATACAATAAATAAATAAATTATAATCGCGTTTGTTTGGTTAATTATATTTGCTAGGAATCTTTATGAAACTCCCTCCTAGCTAAGAGTCCTCGCTGGGCCCGGCCAAGGCTTGCAGAAAGATACAGGTAACTTATATCGCGCCAGCTGTGGGGCGCGTTCTGCCCCCCATTTCTGGGGGGCAGAATATCAGATCTAATCAGATTGGCCGAAATACGACTTATATCCGTTTAACATTGAGAATCTGAGAGAATCGTAATCTCCCATTGCTGGCACTCGCATGTAGTTATCAACAAGTGCATCAAAGATTTCATTCCTGTGCTTATAAAACACTTCTCTGGGGTGTAAACTTAATTCACGCAAGACGCACTCTACAATAAGTGGCAAGACAACTTTTTCTGGCATCGTTTTGCGATACCAATTTGGGATGTCCAACACAGTTCTTATTTGTAACGGTCCTATCCATCGGCCTTCTTGCTGTGAATATGTGAAATGCCTCTTTAAGAGAGTCACTTCTTTCAGTGTTCTGGTGAGCGGAATGACGCTTTGGTCCGCTGATTTCTGTTCATCTGTGTACGTCATACCTAAGTCTGACGCAGCCGTAGTGATCGTGTGTTGGTTGAAATACGGTCTTATCTTCTCGCTGACGTTGACAACATTATCATCACCATAAATGGCAATTTTAACATTGCGTTCAAAATCTGACATAGTGGCTAGTTGTTTGGGCACACTCTTCAAATAAAAGATTCTCATCAACATCTGTCCAATTATTGTATTCACCGTTGCTGTCAAATAAACTCCTGATGGCATTGAATGGGTCCACATATACACGTCGTTGTTGATAACGTGAAGTGAATTAGCAATGTCAGCCATCAAAATGGTGCGAACTTTGTTTCCTTGTTCGTCTTTTCCATACCATTTGTTTATTACAGCCAAAGATGCATACAACAACTGAGCGGATACTGATCCATCCCAATTTGAATAATCTCCAGCGACGATACGGTCTCCATGTTGTAGCAAGGTCTTAGCTACTAAATTCCAATCTTCAGCATAACAGTTTGTTCCTACTAAGCTTTCATTTTCAATCCGTCCTTCTGCTTGTGCAGCCACAAAGGCTCCAAAATACATACGGCAGGCTATGGTGAAATCCAGGGGGGACCCTGAAAACACTCTTGTCTTTCCTGCGTCTGCTTTCTCAATTGGTCTAGTCTCATCTTTCAGTAAATCTATCCACAAAGTAGGATATCGGCGGCCAGCTAAGGCAAACTCAATCCTCTTTTCCACATGATAGATCAGATCTTCAGATATGATTTGTTGGTCTAAATCAATCCAAGTTTTCTTTCCTCCCATCCGGGATTCTTTCGTCAAACCCCAGGGGAAACCAGGGGAAGTTGATGTTGTTAACGAGCTAAAATATTCGTCTCCTTCAGTGCCAAAAATGGCTTCACGAACATTGTATATACATCGCTTCCGTGAATACGGGGTAGCATTGACGTATACTCTAGCTACATCTTCAACAACAATTCCCATTGTTTCCTCTGAAATTGGTGTCAAAACTTTTCCACATTTCTTCAATCCCTCCATAAGAGGATTCCAAAATATTTCTTCTCCATCTCTGTGCATAACGAACGGTTTGAGATATGCTGGTTTCTTTGCAGATTCCATACAACATCCTGAGATCATTGTTCGTTCCAAAGTTGATGTTCCTACACTTCCAGCGGGGAAGGGCAATTTACCAATTGCGAAAAAGGCTCCTTCAGGAACCTGAGATTCAACGCAATTGATCATTTCAAGGGGTGGAAAGCATTGGGCTTCCCATCCAACTTTTGCAAGTACATGTTCTAATTTTTCCTTATACACACACATAGCATATCCATGTCCTGGTCTTCCAGCAACATGAATCCCTACAATTTTCTTATCAAAAGCAGTATCTTTCAAAACAAGCACACTTCCACAATCTCCAGCTTTGGTCTCTCCTCTGTAAGAGTAACCTTTTCTGCATTTATACGTGGTCGATCCATCTGTGTAAGATGCATCTTCACATTCTAACACTAAATTCTGTAAATTATATGACACAAAATTGCCATCACACACATCAATTATTCCACAAAGCTGGGCTTGTCGACCTTCCACGCGGGGAAGATCTTGAGCTGTAACAAAATGATTCAAAATGTCTGGATATTGTGGACAACTATTGGGGAAGACCATCATAAGGAGGTCTTCATTTTCTCCACGGGTGGTTTCAAAATCATAAAATTTCACTGTCGAGAGGTTGACATTGAAATATGGTCTATTGTCTAAAAATCGGCATTGAACGGCATCCACTGGACAGTTGGCTCTCCAATGTTTGTAAATCAAAGCACATGTTCCTCTGATGAAAACTCCTTTCGCAATTTCAGATCCACTTTGAGTAGTCAAAATGAATTGATTGCGGAAAACTTTCTTAGAAATTACTTCCCAAGCATTGTTGTCCAAAAGTCCTTCGGGTGACACCTTTGCATCTTCATAAACCTCTTTCATTGCTTGAAAGTAGGCTGAAGCGCTAGGGTTTCCTTCAGGTTCATAGTTTTCAATCTTCATCATTGGAACACGTGCATCTTTCTGAGTGAAAGATTCTATCCTAATATTGGGGTGTCTGGCGTCCTTAAGGGACATGGATTCCGTTGTTTGAGATTCTATATGCACATTCTTTGCTCGTGCTTCTTTCATATTCATGGACTCTCTCATAAATGATCCTCGGTGTTTCGCTTTTGATTCACCTACCATCTTTGAAAATGTCTGATCATATGAATAGTTGTTCCTTTCACATTCTTCTTTCCACAACTCATTATATTTCTTTTCAAATGCCTGAACTTCTTTGTCATTGAAAGTTTTAGAGGCAAATTGCGGGTGACTATCCAAGCCACCATGTAACATTACATGAAAACATCCGGGTCCATTCACATCATCGATTCTCTTTCTGTAAAATTCAAAAAGAGACTTTGGCTGATTTTTGGCATCAAAAATAAGCCTTCGCATAGCATAATAGTCAAAACGATTCACAAAACCTACATTAGTAAAAATATGAGAAATTTTCGCATTCAGATCTTCTTGGATTCCTTCTCCAAAGAAACTACCTGCTTGGCAGTATGGACAATCATCCTTTTCAATTTTTGCTGTAAATAAATAAGGTAAACTGGTCTTCAAGAACAAATTTTCAGGGACATTGTCAGTAGTCCAAATTTTCGGTGTCTTCACCAAACCTAATTGTTCTCCAAGCAAATTCACTGCAATCATACAAATGTTAATTAGTGCCATGACAAGTTGCCACATCACTACAGATCCAAGTAAAGTAATACAAAACATAATTTTCGGATAATTTCCAAACCATTCAGTAAATTTAAATGATAAATCAAACCATGCAAACCTAAATTTCTGCCAAAAAGTGTCACCTTTGAAGCATTTGATCAATTCTTTCTCTTCTTCAATGAGGAAAACTGGTGTCTGATTCAATTCCATGATATCATGAGGAATCACAATACCGCTAGATAGAGCTGTAACAATGCCATCTCTAAAGCATTCAATCAAATCTTTGGTGCAACCGCTAGTGCTACACTGTGATGTAACCTGATTGAAAACCCTAGAAAGCCTTATTGCAGCCCTACGATTAACAGGTTTGTAAGTATCCATGAAACATGCTGCTCCTCGCTTCGCATACACTTCAACAAGATCTCCACAAGTGGTGTCAATCTTTGCTGCAGAAAAATATTTTCCGTAATACAATCCTTTTATAGCTCTCGCACACGCGTTAATATCAAATCGAGGGGGTAATGTCTTTTGATTCCAATTAGTACTCCACAATTTGTAGACGAACAACATTGGATTAGAGAAAGCTCCATAGCTTCCTCCCAAAGCAGCTGAATTAGCTAAGTATTTCTTCAAATATTCAGGAATATTGGGGTCTTTTTCCAATACATCCATCATATTCTTTGAAGCGACACTCGGAAATATTATAGGGTTCATCAATGCATCTCGTTGAGATACAAAGTACTGCAAAATATTTTTATCAGCATTCACACATTTATCGGGGTATAATTGAGCTGGTAATTGATTACGCAAATACAAAACAAATAATTGACCTACAATTGTTGTAGTATCAATTCCATCCATAAAAGCTGCTTGTGCAGCTGCAACATTTTGCAAAATCAGATCAAATTCAACATACCATTTAGCATGAACTGTCTTATAATGTTCACACTGTGGATTATCATACAAAGCTCTCGCAACTTCTCGTTGCAATGATTTCATCATCTGATACAATTCATCAGTTGGTGCAATCTTTCCTTCGTACCATTCTTCAGTTCTCTTCACACATTCATCATGCAATTCAGTAGCTGTTCTTCCTGTTCTTGGAATATACGGATCTGTATCCGCCTGAGGTGTCCAATTCTTCATGGTTTCTGAAACCATGTCATCAAACGTTCCATCAGCCATTGATTCATAAATAGAATCAAGTGAATGAGCTGTATAATTATTCAGCTCATTCAAAAGTTTCTCTCCACGAACCATACGGGCTTCATACTTGAACGTAACATGTGCCATGAATTCTCGCCAATCCATATCATTCTCTCCATCTACATGAAAAACATAACATCGCGGGTCAAATTGCGATTTGCATTTGCTCACATCAAGCATTCTTATATCACCATTTTGAGTGGTAATAACTTTTGAGAATTCTGGCTTAATATCAACTTCTGCTACAATATCCATTCTTCTATGAAAAGCATCCGGAAACGTTAGAGATTCAATCCGGGGTACTCGTGAATTGCTGGTAAGTAATACACACCTAGGGTGCATAAATGTCTTGCCCTTTTCTTCAAGGGATGCCATGTGCGCTGGGTAGGGCACAATATTGGCTAATCGGATTATTTCAAATAATTCAGGATTTGGATTTGCGGCTGAATCACGTTGTTGTCCAAAGTCGTCATAACAAAGGAATGGTTGGTCATTTCTGGCTCCATCCCAATACTCAGTCTCTGCGCATCGCATGTAAATCAACTTTGTCCAATCCTTCGGATCAAAATCTGGGTCATGTCTGGCTAATTCAATGAAAAAAGGTACTGTAAGTCCTGATTTTCCCTTTCCTGAAGTACCATGAAGGTACACCATTAAAGGTTCCATACGAGGACCTGCAGCAAAACCAAGATGTGCAAGTTTATTATTCATAGCTGTAATCTGTGATTGCAATGATCCAATATACCTAAGTACATCAGAATCTGCTCTCATTGTATTGAGATTCTTCAACAACTGATTTCCCTTCACATGGCAATCACGAACTTCATCCGCATATTTAGAAGTATACGTCGCTTCGGTCATCTTGCGTGTAAGAATATCATTTGCTGAAGCAACCCATTGGTCACTTTCTGTTACTAACCCATTGTCAAAAGGACTAGGGTATCCTAAACTGTCACAACATACAGAAACAGCTGTCTTAATTGCTGTTTGCACATATTTTATAATGTCCCCTGCGCCACGTATGGCTTTAGGGAAAAGATCAATTCTTCTCAAAATGGAGTCAAAGTCTGTTTTTCCGGGAACTTTCTTGAGTAAAATTCCTACTAGAACAGAAACTAACACTGTTGATGCTTTAAGAGCATGTTCAACAACTCCTTGTGCTCGCCATCCTCCTGTGAGGTAGGCAAGAAAATCTTTCATCAAAGGTAATAGCTTCACAATTTCTTGTGAAGCCCATTCAATCACACTTCCAATACTTACATAATTGCTCAAAAAGAGAGCCAATCCTGCTAATTTAACACTCATCACACTTTCACTAAAAATAATTCTAATAAATGAGATCATATTCACCACAAAAGACATTATCGTATCTGCTCCTGGCATATTCGATGGAATGTCAGCTACAAACTGTGTTAAATTGTCAATAACACGTTGTACCTTGGTTGATACAGCCCTAATTTCAGTGGCTGCATCAGAAACGCTTTCTGTAACGTTGTCAATTTTTGACTTCATAAAGTCAAATGCTGGTTGAGTCTTTTCTTTCAGATCATTACGCACATGTCGGTATGCACGTTTCAATGGATTCCAAGTTGATTCCTCAGATGCTGTAGCAACTTGCTCAATAGCATCATGAAATTCCTCCCCATCTCCTGGGGTTAGTTGAATAGGCATCTGGGGTCTGAATCCTGCGTAGTTGGCACGCTCTTCTTCTTCATGAGTATCACAGTACTGTTGGTATGTACCGCAATAATCAAAATGCTCCTGGAATGATTCTTCAATGGAATCATATGGCAAATCTCCTTTAGGGAAGTCGAAAAGAACGACTCCACAATCACATGAGATTGCATTCTGTCTGTTGGAATATCTAGTAAAACTAGAGCTTTCATCACCGCATGATGCACATGGTTGCAACTGACTATATTCGAAAATATAGTGTTTACACTCATTACACCAAGCTTTGACCAATTCAATAGTTTCATTGGACATTCTGTACACCTTGGGATATATTCTTCCCTGAGGCATCCATTCATTCTTTGCGTCACGTTGTTTCTGACGCATCCCATTTCCATGCAAACACTTCTTGCATCGTCCAAAATCTCGTAAAGTATTTGTAACTTCACGACAAATTGGACAAATCAGAAGAGTTTGTTTCTCTCTGTTTGCATTGTACGGACAATTAACCCACTTATGGGTCTTTCCGCAAAACCGTTGATGTTTATTAACCATGTTGTTCTTCTTGCTTCTGAATTGAATTTGGCAATTGTTAGCTCTCGAAAACGTAATATCAATAGTTGTAGCCATGTTTAGTTTAAAAGGGGTTTTTAAAGACAAGTTCTGTAAATTTCAGTATTGTTTGAACTATGAAGTACAATACCTACATCCCTTTTCCCGGGGATAATATAATTTAATTTCTGCCCTCTGTAAAAAGATAGAGGTCAATATCACGAAGTGGTTCATTCGTGTGATATTGTATTTTTGGCGAACCTTACCCGAAATTAAGTCATACTCGGTTGAAAGTACATTAAAGTAATTACTAGTTAAAATCATCCATAAAGGAGGTATACGACCGAACAAAAGGAGCTTGCGCTAACAAGGATTCCTAGTGGGACACGTTTACACTTCCTAAATTTCAAATTAAAATTTTCTTTACACTAAGTACAAGGAAGAATAGAAATCAAAAGAGATGATTCCTAGTCACTATATTTTATAAGGTAGTTAACCTTAGGATAAGAAAACAGATATCCACTGGAAGAAAATATTTTTGTATTTTTTGGTTGTTTTT